AAATATAGGGGCCAATCCACAAAGCAATGCTGCCACTGCGGGAAGGTCAGGAATTTCTACTGCGCGGAGAAACTGGAACCATGAAATATATTACGAAAACGCAGCAAGACACACTCGACTTTATCCGGGCGTGCATCAGGGATAACGGCTTAGCGCCCACCCTGAGAGAAATCGCAGATGGTATGGGATGGAAGTCAGCAAACAGCGCTGATCAAGCTGTCGCCGCGCTGATAAGGAAAGGTTTTCTGAAGAGAAGGCGCGGAACGAGCCGGGGCCTAGTGCTCACCAACAGCGCCACTGTCGATATTCCTGACGTAAACAGCGGGGAATACTGGTTTGACGGGGTGTTCCAGCATCAGCGGTACGAGCGGGATGTCTATAAGGTTATCGAGGCCTGCGGGCTGAAAGGTATTAAAAAATCGTGGAGTAATGGGCAGGAGGTACTGAATGATCACTGATTACATGACAGAAAAGGAAGTAATGGAAGAGGTCGGAAAGGCCCGCACATCACTCTGGCGACTGCGGAAAAATCATGGCTTCCCGGCACCAGTCCTAACTCACCCAGCGCGGTACAGTCGCCGGGCAGTACAGAAATGGATTGACGATGGCGGAGTTAACCGAGCTGTTTAATATGCCAGAAGACTTTATCAGCGTAGAGCTCATAGGCCTTACGCTGGTCTTCCAGCCAGTCATGCTTGTTGTAAACCGCCATCACTCCGCCAAGCTCATGCCCCAACATCTTTTCTGTGACGTGGGGCATGATCCCCTCGCCGGATAAATTTGTAACCAGAGAGCGGCGGAAATCGTGGGTACGCCATTCCGGGATATCAATTTTTTTCCTGAGATTTTTCATGTACAAGTTCGAGGAAGATCGGTCAATCGCCTTATCCAGCTCCTGCCCAGGAAACATAACCGGGTTTTTCATTGCAAGCAGTCGCTCAACAAATGGTTTCATCTGCTGAAATATTGGACGCCGAATGACGTTGCCCATTTTCGAGTGGGCTGATGGGGTCGTCCAAATCAGGTCATCCATATTAAACTCAGCAGGTTCAGAAAGTCTGAGTTCTGACAGCCTGGAACCCCAAAGCAAAAGCATCTGGTGAAGCAATTTATTTGAAGAAAAAACTTTGTTGTTTTCCAGGGCGAGCCAGATTTTCGCCAACTCCGTATAGGTAAGAACGCGATCGCCAACATCAGGCTTTTTCCCAATATTTTTGACACTTAACTTCAGCACCTCGCAGGAAGGAATCAGCTGCCTGCTGATGCACCAGTTCATCACCGATCGCAGTTGCAGTAGCAGCACTCTGGCTTTCTTTTTGTTGTTCTGCTTATCAAAGAACTGAACCCATAGCGATACTGGCACGCTGGCTACGGGGACATCGCGAAATTCTGTGTACATAGTGTTGTACACGACTGACCTGTAAAGGATGCGGGTGTTCTCTTTCAGCCCGGAGACATACTTCCCCCACCATTCGTCCAAGCACTCCTTGAGCGTCAATTCTCCAGAGCTGCTGGCAAAATAGGTTTTTGGGTTAATCCCCTTCATGTACAATGCGCGCAGCTCACCCACAGCGATCCGGGCGTCTTTCAGCGTTGTTGATGGATAGCGCCCAACTGAGATACGCGCAGGCAAACCTTTCCAGCGATAGCGGTACTGAAAGGTAATTGTGCCAGCGGGAGTTATACGGACGCTGAGGCCGTCCCCATCAGTTACTTCTGCGGGGCCGCTGTAGGGTTTTCCGTTGATGCTGCGAAGCCGGGTATCACTGAGAGCCACGTTATATATCCTGTACACATCGGTGATTTGCATTCTGTACTCAATGTGTACGCTTTGGCAAGTGAACGAAGTGATAACAAGCAGGAACACGACGAAACAAAGAGGAACAATCAGGAACGTAACGCTTGAAAAAAACTGAGAAAATACGATAAGATAGAAACACAGGCGAACGTTACGAAACGTAGCCGCTCAATGTCTCCTTAGTTAAATGGATATAGATTATCCAGCAATTAAAAAAAAGACAAATCAACAATATAACACCGAGAAAACTAATTAACTGTACGCCTTTATGTACACACCACCAATCAGTTAAACTCCTCAGTTAGTCTTTTCCCGTAACGTCGAACACCTCCTATTTTTTCGCAGAACCAATTTACTCAAGATACAATCGGTGATAGCTTTGCTGTATATCCAACCAGTATAATTGAGAGGTGAAAAATGTACGTCGAACTCATCTATGACAAGCGCAACGTCGAAGGTCTGCCGAATGCCAGCGAGCTCATCCGTAGTGAGCTAGAGAAGCGCGTTCACCGCATCTTCCCAAATGCTGTAGTTCGGGTGAAGCCAATGATGAGCAACAGCAGTATCAACACCGATGCCAGTAAAGGCGATAAGGCGAAGTTACAGGCGCTGTTAGAAGAGATGTTCGAAGAGGCTGATATGTGGATGGTTAATGATTTGTAGTCGCGAGCGACATGCACCAATTGATTGAAATTTGCGCACATCACCAATACCGCTATACTTCTGGATGTAAGTCATACAGCTTAAAAGCGTTCATACCCTGATTTGGGATAGCCCGTGGATTGCGGGCTTTTTTTATCCCTACCGCCCTTTCCTTAGCAAAACAAGCGCATCCTTCAGAGCCCCCTTGTAGATGACGTTGCCAGCGTCCCGTAGCTTCACTTCAAGGTGCTTTATGATGCTGTCACGGCTGATCACTTCTCCAGCTTTAGCTAACTCAACGACAACCTCTCCGATCTCACCAGCCATAAATCCTGCCAGCTCCGCCTGCAATGCCTGATTCACACGATATCCTCTTTCCGAGATCAACGCTCACAGGCTAGCAGCAACACCAGCAATCTGCGTCCAGGCATGCTTTTTTTATTGATATGGATCAATCGGCATTCATATACACCGGTATCGACAACCTCGATGCCCACCATCTCACCGCTGTTTAGTTTTTGTTCAACAACAGTGTTCTATCTTGTGTCGCCCCAAAGCTTTGGGATTTCAAACTAAACGTTCAACTTAATGGGATTGCAAATATGAAATCGATAGTTTCACTACAGCCCACAGACATCATGAGTAAATCTGATGTTACTAATATCAGAAGAGGTGCCTGGTTGATAATTTTTGCGGGTTCAGGCCTGTCCTGGTGTGGATTAGCCTTAATGGCGTGGATACTCCATCACTGATAATTGCTGTAGAAGGATTAGCTCATGAACTATATTGAAAATGCACTGATTATCTTTCTGTTCGCAGTCAGTGAGTTACTGGTGTGGCTGTTCTTTGGTTATTGTTGGAATCGCTCATTTCCAAATGAATATAATCTAAAAGGGGTTCGGGGATACCCTTTTGAATAAGTCAATGGCATTACGTTCTTTTTCATTAACTAACCGACGCAAGGTTCCCAAAATGACAGACGAAACTTACGATTTCGACACAGGATTCTGGGAATTACGGGAATTACGATTTGCACTGGATAAGCTGAAGCAAACAGCGATACCAACAGTTACGCCTCAACAAAAAGCTTACAACATTGAGTCGCACTTTTATAACAAAGATATCTCCAAAACTGCTGACGATGGAACTGCCAGTTAGCTTCTGGACGCAGACATTTAAGCGTCTGCTTATGAATATCATTTTCTATATATGGAGAGTTTCATGAAAAAAACGCTAATATTTTTGGCTGTGATTGCTTTGGTTGGCTTATACACATTCATACAAAAGAAACCTGCACAGCCTTCTGCTTACATGGCTAATCCAGCCTCAAAATACTGCCAGAAGATTGGTGGCATAATGGATCTGGCTACAACTGATGACAGCTCCGCAGGTTACTGCACCCTTCCTGACGGGGAACGTATTGAAGAATGGACATTGTATCATCGTGATCACAAAGGCTGAGCAAATAAAATATAAGTGTTGGCTGTTAAGACTGCACAGGATGTGTCTGCCATGTGTGATAAAAAAAATTTAACTTACTCAAGGTCATTTAATGTTTAAAATTTTTCGGTGTCCGACCTGTGAGGTATTTTGCGGGCTAAAAATTACTTTCTTTACTTTCGGCCATCGAGATTGTTGTGATGAATGCCATTTTAAAATAGTTAATGGTCTGCTCTGAAACTAGCCCGGCGAACCGGGCATAAATTATTAGGCATCTAGCCCATCAAGCGCTTTAAGTCGCGCCTGCAAATTGACGATTATAGTATTCTGATCTGCGATAAACTTCTTTTGAGCCTGCAATTCGTCTTTCAGCAGCTTGCAATACCCAACCAGCCAGGCTGTAAGCCCTGAATAGTTGACCATTTTCAAATCAGGATATTCATCATTCCAGTGGAATTCAGTGACTATTTCAGGAATAACTTTTTCGATATCCTGTGCCATAAGCCCAAGTTCTTTGACTGTGGTTCCCCCAACATCAGGGCTGATTTTGGTATAAGTCTGCACTGGCAGCAGGTCGATATCGCCTAGGGACATACTGACCGGCTTTAAATCTGATTTCAGACGTTTGTCAGATGTTAATGCGGTTCCATCGGCATAAACTGTACCAGGACTGAGAAACGTGCCATCGGTACGAAACTCCCATACCTTGGTGTCATTATTTGGATCATAAGTGTATATTCTGTATGAGTTTATTCCAGAATATCTGTAAAAATCGCTCTGAACAGACCACCTGTCATCAAAAAAGTAGGCTTTGAAAATTCGATTTCCACCATCAACATCGCTTCCACTTTCCATATCCCATGCCGAAGCAGGTTTAAGAAGCCCCCATCCTGTTGCGTTCACATTAATTCCGGTCGAAATTGTTCCACCAGTTTTACCATCAAGCGTATCAAGCCTGGCGTCATTCCCCTGAGCCGCTGTACCCTCTGTTGTACCATACGTTGCCAGAGCGGCCCATGCATCTTCCTTAGTGCTCGCTCCCGTACCGCCCTGAGAAATTTCAACAACACCATCGACGAGGTCTGCCTTACCTGCAAGCACAGAATTAAGATTGCCGAGACCTAAGTTAATTAAGGCTTTATTGACATCCGTCAGGTCAGACAGATTGTTAGCTGCCTGTAGGTAAATTGGGTCATCCGCCACCGCATGACCAGATTGTTTGTTCGTTGACATAATCGTCACTCTCCACCAGCATAATCAACCATGCCGGACGCACAGCTCGCTGTATCCAGCATCCCAGACCATTCACCCAAACATCATCAACTCAGATAAAAGTCTAGTTCAAATAATCTGCGTAGGGGTTCGTCTTGCAAAAGTGTGAGATCAGGCACATCCACTGCCAGGTGAACTGGGCATAAATTATCCAGCATCTAGCCCATCAAGCGCTTTGTCGTGCCCCATCCCCAATGTTGTTCGGGGCAGGTTATCAAGGGGAAATTATGTATGATTTACGTAAACAGACTTACAATAAATGACCATCAATTCATTGTTTGTAGTATTAGTTAGCCTTTAATGTGCTACTGTTTCTGTGTGAAATCAAAAGGAGGACTTAATGTCACGCTTTCTGCTTATTGATGGTGCCAGTAAAGGCAAGGTTATAGAGGCCGAGTTCTCTCATCCGTATCAGGATCACTTTGTTATTGCGGCTGGGCAGGAAGAAAACTATCGCCTGTATCCATTTCACTCGCAGGATGGGACAACATATCTGATTGGGTCCGTGCTGGACTATGACAACTCACAGATAGAGACGCTCATAAAAACGTCGAAAAATCAATACAAAATAATAGCAAAGTAAATTTTTCGTACTTTTCTTAACGATTTCTTGACCACATACTGCGTCAATGCCAGGATCTCCCTGTCACCCATAAAAACACATAACTATGTTCACACTATTAACCCGCTACGCCTCTGTCGGAGTCGTCAATACGCTCATTCACTGGGCGGTTTTCGCCAGCATGTGCATGGCTGGGCTACAGCAGTCACTATCAAACTTCGCGGCGTTCTGCGTTGCCGTCACGTTTTCATTTCTCGCTAATGCCTTCTTCACGTTCAAGAAGAAGGCTACCGGTGGGAAATATATTATTTATGTAATAGTTATGGGAGTGATGAGTTATTCAACAGGCTATTTTTCCGACCACTTCTCATTACCCCCAGTTGTAACAATTATAATTTTTTCTCCAGCGAGCGTTGCTGTTGGCTTTTTATATTTCAACTTCGTTGCATTCAAGGAAGGTAAATAATGAAAATATCCCTCGTAGTACCCGTCTTCAATGAAGAAGACTCAATACATGCGTTCTATGATGCTGTCAGGAAAAATGAAGATTTAAAACCAATTGATGTGGAAATAATTTTTATAAACGATGGCAGCAAAGATCGAACTGAATCGATTATTGAGGATATTTCTCATCAAGATGCCCTTGTTAAAACAATAAGTTTCTCAAGGAATTTTGGAAAGGAGGCAGCTCTGTTTGCTGGTCTTGATATGGCAACAGGCGATGCGGTAATACCTATCGATGTAGATTTGCAGCATCCAATTGAGGTTATACCTTTATTAATTGAAAAGTGGGTTGCCGGGGCAGATGTTGTCCTCGCCAAAAGCACAACGAGATTTACTGATGGCATTCTAAAGAGAAAAACTACAGAGTGGTTTTATAGCTTGCACAACAAGATAAGCCACACAAAAATTGAAAGTAACGCCGGTGACTTTCGCTTAATGTCGCGTAGCATCGTCGAAGATATAAAATCTTTACCCGAGAAAAACATCTTCATGAAAGGTGTGTTTGCCTGGGTTGGTGGAAAAACGGAAGTTGTAGAATACACCCAAAATAAAAGGACGGCAGGCGCATCAAAGTTCAATGGGTGGAAGTTGTGGAATCTGGCACTTGAAGGGATAACATCATTTTCAACGTTCCCATTGAGAATATGGTCTTATATTGGATTGGTTGTCGCGATGTCATCTTTCATGTATGGCGTATACATGATTTTCGATACAATATTTTTTGGTAATCCCGTTCGTGGTTATCCCTCAATTATGGTGTCAATACTGTTTTTGGGTGGCGTTCAACTTATAGGGATTGGCGTACTTGGTGAGTATATTGGCAGAATTTATGTCGAGACTAAAAATAGGCCGCGTTATATAATCAAAAGGAAATAAACATGTCTACTAATAGTAGAGTCAAATATATTTTAATTGTTTCTTTTTTTTCTTTCTTTGTCTTTTGGTATCAGTTTGGAGTTAAAATCCTACACCCGTCATATTATATGTGGCTTATGGATGGGGATCCGGCTCAACATTGGCTTGGATGGTCATTATTTAGGAGCACTCCATTGTTACAATGGCCTCTTGGGGCTAACTATAACTTTGGAATGGGCGTTGGTAACTCCGTTGTTTATACAGATTCCATACCACTGATTGCGATACCTCTAAAGTATATCCTGTATTTTTATCATGGAGATGTCCAGTATACAGGATGGTGGCTATTACTATGCTGTGCTCTAAACTCATTGGCTGGTTACTTCATCGTATATAGGTTAACAGATAACAGGAAATATGCGGTAATAGTTTCCGTTTTTTTTGCTATGAGCCCAGCGTTTACTACAAGAGCTCTTGGGCATTATGCACTATCCGCTCACTGGATAATTCTATATGCAATTTATCTGATGATGGATAAAAGTCTACGTACTGGACGCTGGATTGCTCTTATTTTGATAGCTGTTACAGTGCACGCATATCTTTTTGCAATGGTTTTTCCTGCCTTTGCTTTGAAGTGTTTTATTGAAAGGAATCAATATGGCAAAGCAAAATCCTCTATGGTTTTTTTGTTGAGCCTTATACTTGTTGCATTTGTAATGTATACAGTAGGTTATTTCACCATATCATCAGGAATTAATAAGTCAGGCTATACAAATTATAACGCCGACCTTTTCTCAATGTTTTTTATTCTATCTAAAATAGATTCTCAGCTCTTCAGTTTCTTGACTGAAATTTACAGCCCACCATCGATTGAGTCATTCAATTTTATAGGCACAGCACCATTTCTTGCTTTAATATTTTCACTTGTAATTATAGTCCTCAATAAGAATAGTGTTAAAAATTTGGCGCTCTTAGTAGAAAAATCAGGAAAACCAGTTTTAATAATATGCACACTTATGGCAATATATTCATTATCTACTAGGCTAAGTATTTTTGGGCATGAAATATTTCACCTCGAACCACCAAGACTTTTTAAACCGATAACATCGACATTCAGAGCCTCAGGGCGATTTACGTGGCCTCTTATGTATCTATTGGTTATTTTCACCTTTACCTTTATTGAGAAATCATCCGGTAAGTTAGCCATTCCCTTAGCCTTATTATTCGTTGTAATTGGCTTGAGTGACGCAGAAATTAAATACCAAAGAATTCACAATAGATATAACACTCCTTACCACAAAGAATATTCATTTAATGCCAAGTGGGACATTATTAAAAACGGTGATAAAGTTGTTTCAACCGATCCAAGAATAGACGCTCAATCATGGATGAAGATGGCGTTCATTAGCTATAGAAATGGTGCATCTCTTGGGTTTGGTTATTTCGCAAGGGAAGATAAAAACAAAATTGACGAGATGAAAAGAAAAGTCATCAATGACATAAATACAAATATGACCAAAGATGGCTACGTATACATAGTTCACAAGGATAATATTACGTCTGAAGCATGGAAACGAATTCAACTTTCCGATGGATATAATGTCATTGACGGAATGAGCGTTTATAAAAACCCTTAGGCATCGCCTTTAAAACCTTTTAAATGCCACATTTAATTGTGGCGTTATCATTTATTATAGTGATTAAAAAGATAAAAAACATGTAAAATGTTAATAGGAATTATATCGACACAGACCACAGATAGCATATGAAACGCCAATTTATTGAAAATACACCTAAAAAAAGTAAAATTCATACTTATGCCTATTATTCAACGAAGAAGTTCAAGGAAAGTTCTAAAGGGAATAATAGGTAAACAAACGTTAAGAAAGTTTATTTCAGTTATTAAGTCCATCAAGAGTTTTGAGCTGTGCCTGCAATTCCTGAATCACGGTATCCTGAGCCGTTACCTTCTGGCTTAGCTCCTTAATCGCCTCTACCAGAAGCCCGGTCAAAGCCCCGTAATCGACCGCCAGCCCGTTTTTAACCTCGGTGCCATCGTCTAAGGTATGGTCTACAAACGTTTCGGTAACGACTTCAGGCAGAACCTTTTGGATATCCTGAGCAATCAGCCCCGCCTTCCTCTCGCCAAACAGATCGAACGTGTAGCCAGTCAGGGTTTCGACCTTGCTCAGAGCGTCGTCGATCTTCCCTTTGTTGAGTTTTAAACGACCATCTGAAGTCGGATTGAATGAAGTTGCGTAGCACGCACCTCCTGCCCGGATAGTGAGTGTGGCCTGCGCATTCTGGATAAAGCGTATGCAGTGGTAGCTTCCCGACACCAGATAATACTGAAGATAAGCATCGTAGGCGCTGTCAGATGCCTGCATGCGGATACCTGTGGAGACCCTGTTTGGTCCAGACCCATCCAGCCCGTTGTTGAGGGCCAGAAACCCGGCAGCATCAGAGGTGTAAATTCTTCCCGTCGCATTTATGTCGCTGGAAACAGTCAGAGCACTCGATATCGTCCCCCCTGATTTACCATCAACGGTATTGAGCCTGCTGTCATTCCCCTGCGCAACAGTCCCTGAAGCGCTACCGTATGCGACACCAAGAGCGGTTCGTGCTGCTGCCGCTGTTTTAGAGCCTGTGCCGCCCTGAGCTACAGATAGTGCGGTTGTCAGCCCGCTCAGCGCTGTTATGTCGCTGTTGGCTCCGCTGGCGGCCTTACTACCGAGTGCCGTAGTAATGCTGTTCCACGCCGGGCCAGTGAAGTCGCTGCCATCCGGCAGGTTAACCGTGACATCCCCCGTACCGCTGAAGATTTTCTGCCAGTTGCCTTTATCCTGATTCAGACCTCGAATAGCGTATGACACCTGCGCCATCAGTGCTGAGGTTATCATGTTAAGTCTGGCCGCTGGCACGTAATCAAATGCGTTACCGTCTCCTGTGGGGCCATCGTATGCCTGTGTCAGGGTAAGCGCGGTATCACTCTCAATAGACTTAATCCCCAGCGTGTAAGCCGTACCGCCAACATTCGCAACGATAAACCCGTTAACTGCCAGTTCGCTGGTAAATGCGGTACCCGTTCCGGTAACGGCTGTTGAATTGTTAGTTAACGCAATAGTGCCTGCTGCCATGATTTTCTCCGGGCAATAAAAAACCCGGCGCGGTGGCCGGGTTCGGTGAAAGTGGTTTTCTATTTTGAAGCAAACGTGAATTCGTGAGGAACATCCTTTCTGGGATGATGCTCTTCAAACTTCCAGCGCTTCATTCCTTTAACAATCTCTCTTTCAAATACATAGTGCGGCTCGGCCTCTGTAAACCTGATGTTTTTTACCAGGCCATCTTCACCGATATCGTAAAGCACTTTTGCGTGTCCGGTGATGCGAAGTTGCTCGGCCCGGTCAGGGTATCTGATGCCATGTGTATCTGCATGAGCGGGGCAGGTGGCGGTAATTGCCAGAAGTAAAAGTAAAATTTTCATAATGTTTCCACTCTGTTTTGGACAGGGTAAGACAGCGTGGAGGCTTAATCAATATCCACAGTGATGATATTGTTTTATCATCAAGATCTTTTTTATTTATCAGGAAAGATTGGGCAAAATTGCATAGGGAATGCGTAAACCGTATGGCTGGAAAGTTTGCGCCCAGGAGCGCTGGCTCTGATTAATCCAGTAAACCTGAAGCGTCCCGGAAGTAAACCTGAAAAACAGACCGGAGTAACCCGTTACCGAGCCCTCCCCGTCACCGTATGAAAGGTTACCGGGGCAGTTACTCGCCAGAAGCCAGGTGCCCGTTCCGATACTCTGAGAATAAACATTACTGTCAAGCGCAAACCCGGCAGGTATATCGAAGAATCCCATGACTCTTGGAATTTTTGCGGCCGATACAGCAGACCAGACAAGCTGTCCGGCTGCGTTATACACATCACGATAGCCACTGACTATGGGCACGTCTGTGCCAGTCCGGGCCATCGAGCCAGCGTTCACGGTAGCCAGTGGTGCATTTCCGTTACAAAATACAGCCTTAGCCCCATTGTTGAACTTAAACCATTGCAGATTACCGTCCAGGGGATAGGGGTTATCAACATACCCCATATCGGTAGAATCACCGATCGGCGTTGAAATATTGTATGCGCCAGGGTCCGTGACAGAGCCGTAGCCTTTAGTGTCACGAAAATAGGTTCCGAAATAGTCGGAATCGATGGTTACCGCCCCTGCTGAATTAAATACCTGAAATCCGCTCATAAGAACCCGTATAAATTAACCGTCAGGGTGGCAGCGGCATTACCGGGCGATATTCCAAATACCCTGAACCCACCATCGTAAGTTCTGACAGCAAACTCAGCGATTGATGAGACGCCGCCGCCAGACGTAGTGGCAACCACAACACCAAAACTACCGTCAGCTTTTAGCCCGGAATAGCTTGCTGTTATCACTGCCGTATTCGCTGGAAATGAAACATTCAGGGCCCCGATATACCGGCAGTTGTAATCTCCGATATCTACAACCAATTTCCCTGTTTCATCCCAACACTGCATTCCTGCTGGCATATTACCCCCGGTTACCAGAGACCTGAGCGCATGCGCAAAGTGCCGTTCCCGTCATAAACCAGTTCCTGCGTTGCCGTAATGACCTTGCGTCCGGCACCGTTTGACCCGTTTATTTCAAACGTCCCGCCCTTATCCAGCCGCCAGCCAGCAGAACCCGCAACATAGTTGTTGGACTGGATATAGCTTCCGATCATGGCATTGGTTATCCAGCCGTCGCCGATAAAGCCCTGGCTGATAAACACCTGACCATCCTGAACCGTGAAGGGAGAATAAACGTTATTGCCGCTGCCACTGACGATGACAAACTTGTTGGCATTGATGGCAACCCTGGTGTCAACCGTAGTGCCGTTAATGGTTACAGCAACAGACAGCCCGGCATCATAGTTTACGCCACCGTAGGTAATGCCCGCTTTCAGCGTATAAATGGCTGAACCACCGGACGCATCAGCATAGGCGGTCATCTTCTGCTGAATAGCTGCTGACTGTTCAGCAAATTGCGCCGTAACATCCGTTTCGAGTTGGGCAACGGACGACTGCGCATCAGCAGCGGTATGCTGCGCCTGAATGATTCCGGCTTTGTTCTCCCCGAAGCTGGCCCACTGCTGACTGACCGTTTCATAGTTTGCCAGAACGTTCTGCAGGATGGCTTCAGGGTCAGTCTGCAATGGCTCCAGCAACGCCTTACCATCCGGCGAATTCATGAAGTCTTCAATAACGTCGCCGAGAATGACATTCGCGTCTGCGTTACTGGCCCCCGCGACAAAATCAGTCCAGTCGCCTTTGTTGCCAATGCGGTCAATCAGCCTCGCCCGGTACCAGCGACGCACACCGGCAGGCATCGGCCCGTGCTGGTAGGTGACGCCAGGGTAAGGAACGTAAGCCAGAAACTGCGGGCTCAGCCCGTCTGCCGTGGTCGCCACTTCAATTTCGGTGTAAGAGGTATCGCCAGAACCATCAGGAAATGCCCAGGTCAGATCGATATTCCACACCACGTTATCGGTCGCAAGAAAGTTAACCGGCGTGCCCGGTTTGCCCACCTTGCCGTTGAGCGTAGTTGATTCAGCATTGCCCCACGGCGAAGACACATCTGCCGCATTGACCGCCCTCACCCGCACATCATAAATGCCTGCATAAATCCCCTGAATGCTAAAGCCCTGAGCACTGGTCTGGCTGACATTCACCCAGTCGCCCTTGTCCTTTCGCCACTGCGCGACATAGTTAATCGCATCCTGTGATTTATCCCAGGTGACCTGCATCGCGGAGACTGACAGCCCCTGCGCCACAAAGCTGGCCTCGGTGATAACGATGTTCTCAGGCGCTTTCATCACGCTGATTGGGGTAACAGTGATCGGTGCAGAATCAACGCGCACGCCATCATCGATGTAACTGTATTTGTTGGGATCGTGCTGCACCCCGGCGATGGTGAATGTTCCGTTGTCTCCGGCAGTGACTGAGGTGACACGGAAATACTGAATAGACAGATTATCGCTGTCGATGGCCCACACGGCCCCGGCAACCGGCGTCTGACTGAAGCCGGTATTCACGCGAACCGTTTTCTTATCCTCGCTGATGCTGGCAATGGTACGGGTCTGTGCGGTACCGTCCGGCAGGTTCAGCACCAGGCGATCACCGGCGGCATAATCAACTGCCCTGTCCAGGGTAAAGCTCAGGTTATTCACCGCACTCAGGCGGCCGCCATTCTGCTTACCCGCCCGGAATGGATCAGCCACACCGATAATTTCAGCAGGCAGCGGAATATAACCATCCAGACCGACACCGAAAGATATTGTCCCGTCACGGGCGTTCGAAAGGATTGCCCATCGACCACGGCGGTGTGCTTCGCTCTGCGAGGTGCAGCCGATAGCGGTCAGTTGCGTTTCATTCACACCGTACCGGTTGACGAGATCGGAGTCATAGACGCCTTCAACGGTATCAGAATAATGGTTTGTCGGGTCCGACCAGCTTACCTGGCAGGAGGTGTAACGGTTTTTATAGCTGCCCCCGGCATAGGTGAACAGCCCGTCAACAACGTTTGCAGCGTGATAGACGAAATCGACCGCCACATTCCCGTTACTGTCCTCCTGCGGCACATCAGCACGGACGTATATCTGATCGTTGCCCCAGAACGTGATGCCACGAAATACCGCCGCAATATCATTCAGAACGGTGTAAGCGTCCTCCTGGCTCTGGATATAGGCATTGCAGGTAAAGCGGGGTTCGGTACCACCTGCACCATCAGAGACCTTATCATCGCAGTACTGCGCGATACTGTAGAGTTCCCATTTGTCGATCATCGACGCATCAACACGGTTACCCATACCATAAATTTTATTCAGCACCAGATCGTAAAAAATCCATGCAGGGTTGTTTGTGTAGGCGTACCGGAAATCTCCCTGCCAGGTGCCGCTATAGGTTCGTGTGTTCGGGTCATACGTCGTGGGGATTCTGACCAGCATTCCTTTCGGCTTGCAGGTCACCTTCGGTGCGCTACCGTTGAACTGGCTGCTGTCCACCTCGATATAAAGCAGCGCCGTATTGGGATAACGCAGCTTGCTGTCAATGACTTCAGCAAATGAGAAGACCTTGAAAGCGTTGACGAGCTTTGATGATGTGGAGTCACCCGTTATGCGGCGCACCCGTATAGACCAGCCAGAGGATGAAGACGGCAGATTGATGCGGTGATCCCGCTGATATTCTGACGTGGTCTTTCCATCAAATGAGGCGTTCACCACCGTCTGCCATGCGCCGCCATCAGTGGATAGGTCAATCGCATACTGCGTGACGGTGCCAACCATATCGCCGTTATCTTTGTACTGATACTGCACGGGCAGGCTCAGCTTGATCCGCACAGCATCAAGCGACAGATTCGTAAACTGGCGTGTCCAGGGGGAAGATGTGGTGACCTCTACGCCAACGGCCAGCTCATTATCGATTTCCGGCATCCCCTGAATGTAGGTCTGATCCTGAGTGCCTTTCCGGTAATCCCAGACCACACCTGTAAAGTTATAGGTGCCGTCATCGTTGGCAAGCTGGGTATCGTTGAGGTAAATCTGCTGCGCGGTTAAATCGCCCTGAATTTCACCTTCAGAAATTGCCAGGAGCATTTTTAATTTTGCCACGGATAAAAGGTCGTCGGCTTCTTCAACCGGCGTGTGGGCACTCCCCCCACCGCCTTTGTTACCCTGGATTAATGCACCGTCAAGGATTCGCATATTTCACTCACAAAAAAGGGCCGCACACTGGCGGCCACGGGTTAATCACGGATTGTCTTACTGCTGATCGCTGGAGAAAATACCCGCGCTGATTACCGCACCGCCAATCTCACGCTGACCGTACAGAACCGGCACGGGGTAACCCATCGCAATGGTGTTAACGGGAGCGCCAAAGGCGTAGTTGGGCTTATTGTCCGTACTGGATGAGGCTCCCACGTTATAGGACGGCTGCGGCGTCAGCATCTGAACCACGCCGCCCAGCATCATTGACAGACCAAGGCCAGTCAGCACAGAGGTTGCGGTGATTGTCGTCGCAGCCATTGCAGCGCTCCACGCAGCCAGGGAAGCCCCGGCAGTAAAGAATGCAGCCACCAGCGCAACCGCACCGATCACTATCTGCAATGTCCCGCCGCGTTTGGCCCCTTCAGCTACGGGCATCATCTGGAACTCAGTGGCGGAACCGGACATATCGAACTCTTCAATGCCGATATTGTTTTTACCGGAGAAGAACGCGAACCGCACACCATGCAGATGCGCGTTAGAAACATACTTTTTGAACCCCGGAACCTGTGAGCACATGGCCCTCAGCATTTCGCGCAGGTCAGCAACGTGGAATCGGTGTGTTTTGCCAAACTTCCTTGCCATTGCGCCTTTAAGCGTCAGTGTCTTCAACATGCATGAGCTCCTTTCTGCGCACCACACGCACGGTTCGGTTGCGCCAGTATTCGCCGTAAGGCACCCGAGTTGAGAGGTTGCCGAAGTTATGGTGCAGAATGATGTTGTCGCCAAGATAAATGGCGGCGTGATTGGTGACGGGTGCGCCAATTTGCATCATGATCATGTCGCCTTCCCGAATTGCGGCCGGGTCAATCTGTACTGGTCAAGTTAA